TTTGTCTTGAACGATATATCTATAAAAAGTTACCTTAGATATATTAAAGATGTTGCAAATATCGGGAACTGAGTGTTCCCTCGAATCGTACATCTTCTGCATACCTTCAATCATAACTGAATTTAATTTTTTAGGTCGTCCTCCAAGTCGGCCTCTTGACCGAGCGGCCGCTAATCCTGCCATAGTTCGTTCACGGATTAGGGTTCTCTCAAACTCTGCCAGCGCACCAAAGATGTGAAAAACTAAATTACCTGTGGATGTCGTCGTATCTATAGATTCATGGATACTTTGGAAACCTATTTTTTGAGTATTTAATTTAGCGACCAATTCGATTAAATCTTTTAATGATCGACTTAATCTGTCTAAACGCCACACCACCAAGATATCTCCTGCGCGAGCGCAATCAAGGGCTTTATCTAATCCAGGACGGTCTTTTTTAGAACCCGTCATTTTGTCATCAAATATTTTTTCGCATCCCACTCTTTTAAAAGCGTCTATTTGTAATTCTAAATTCTGATCTTCTGTAGAAACTCTCGCGTACCCGATTAACATATTTACTCCCAAAACTCGTGAGAAAGGAGTCTATCATAACTTTAAAAAAGTAATGAGTTTATTTCGTTTCATTTCTCAATACCGTGACAGATTATGAAACTTTACACACCCGTATATAAAGGGAGCGTTTTAGGTACTGGTCTTGTTTTGCCCAATTCTCATATTTCCAATTGCAGTCTAGGTGGTAGACTGTATTTTCATTCACACTTTTACAAAAAATACTAGGCGTCTGCTTAGCAGAGTTAGAAAAACAAAATACAATAGCAACGTATTTATAATTTGTGTATTTCCCGATACTTGGGCTATAGTAGAAGAGCGCGGCAATAGGTCTTTTAATTCCACTTCCTATTTTATTCCTAGCGTCGCGCACCATCGAATCGTAAAGGACTATGTTTTGCGGTGAAGTCGCAGAGCGTATAATAAACTAATACGTTCTGCGAAAGAAATGCGGGACTACGAAAGAGCGCGACGAATCCACCCAACGAAATATTTACTCTGTGATTTGTCTTTATCAACGATCCTTAAGTACCAAGCGCACAAAGCGATTCGTATTTCCGAAGCAAGCCATGAATTATTCGAGAAGTTATTTACAGTCCCCAGAGTCAAAGGTCCTAGTTTACCGTCGACCTTTAGATTAGAGCCACACTCATTCAAAACCTTCTGAACGATAGACGTCGCGGCATCCGCACCTGAATGGACAATGATATAAAAAAATATTTCAGCTATTTCCTGATTGTGTATCGTGCTGAGATTATTTTTATCCCAATAATCCCTTTTGTAGATATCGATCGCTTGTTCACGGGTAAGATTCTTTATATCGAGTTTCGGGTAAGACCGTTTAGATATCCCAAACTTAGTCTCGCCACCTTTATCCTTGGGGTCGTTAGTATACTCTGACCCCTCGATATCAATTATATCTTCATTGAAGCAAGCCATTAGAATATAAACTCTAAGACTTCGATGTAACCAGGTGCGCCCAATCCACCTGAGATATCGATAGTGGTCGCCAGTCCTCCGTTACCGCCCGATCCAAAACCTATACCTGGTGAACCTGCAGCTCCGGAATTGTTACCGCCTGAACCGAGATAGGAGTTACCGCCTTGTCCGGAGATACCTAAAGTACTCACCCCGTTAGCGAGTGACCATAATCCTGGGTTACCTGGGAGGTTTAAGTACCCACCAACTCCTGCTGCGGGGGCGTCAGCTCCTGCGATAACCTTAGTAACCGCTGTTGAGGATGTTCCTGTCGCTCCCCCAATACCTCCAACCGTAGTCAGTAGCGCGCCAAACGATGTGACACCGCCAGACCCTCCTGGGCCCGAGCTTCCCGCAGCACCTGCTGCCCCGATAGTAACGGTTTTAGAGACACCAATAGTTAGAGCGTCATATAAACCCTCTCCGTATGAACCCGAACTACCACCAGGAGCTGCTGCAATCTGAGGAGCAACTGCGCCAATCGCACCGCCACCACCGCCACCGCCAGCAACGGCTCGAACGAGAGCGTACCGCGTACCCGCTGTGGGTGTGTATGTTCCCGAGGTAGTAAAAGTTTGAGTACCTAGTGTTAGAAACGCCCCGCCACTAATCACCTGCCAAGTATCGTCCACACCAGGCGTTACGGTATTACCCTCAACTTGGTTCTCATAAATCAAAGTGTCGGAGTTATCGACTGCAGGAGTAATCGGGTTATATCGAACTCGCGCATAAATAGGATATGGCAAGGAGGTCGGAACGTTACTAGGATTATTTTCTGCAGCAGATACCCAGTAAGGCAAACCGCGCTGTTGGTAATTTTGAAGGTTTGCTGTGATATCAAATAACAACTGATTAAATTGAGTTCTTGGGATAGGCAACGCACTGGGAGAGGTTAATAAATCCTCTTCATAGTTCGGTGTAAATCCTGCCTCCCAACTTATAGGGCCTGAATTCACACCGCTGGTTGGTACGGATGCAACGTCACCATCGGTGGCGAAAGGGTAAACGAAATAATATGTCATTTTCTAGTCCTTATGAATAATAAGATTCGGGATAAAGGTTTCCATTCTCAAAGTTTTTATTTATATTTTCTAGGTTCGGCCAGCTTCCAACGATCTGATTGAACCCAAAAATACTGCCGTTATCTACAACTATCCTAACACCTACTCCTACAGGACGTGGAAATAAATCTAGCGTTCTTAATGCCGCAAGGAGCTGAATGGGAAAGACGTCAGTAAATACATAGACTACCTCCATATCAAGCCCGTCTAAAACGTACATAGCCCCGTTGTAACCAATATCCGAGGTGGAGACTAAATAGGCTAAAAAGGCGTTGATATCGTTAATATCCGCCCTTGTGGTCAAATTAAAATATTTTAAACGAAGCAAAAACCGTTGTTCCGCTATCGTTAAAATAATATTTTGACCTCGGGTAGAAAAGTTCGCACCCTCGGTGGTTGATGTTGGACCGAAGAAATTTAGGTAACTATTAGAAAGCGTGGGCCATGCGACCAATATAGAGTTAAATCCCCATATGGGTTTAGTTGGTGACTCTAGGTTGATTGGAACGTATAACGGAACGTCCAGGATGATCGACCACACTGCCAAACCAAAAAGAGTGATCTGATTTTCCGATAGGTTAAAAACTTGATTAAACCAGTTCGTCCAAAAATCGGATTGGTTCAAGTCATACCAGTCTTGTTTTTTATTTACAAGACTTAATAAATTAGTGGACTCGTTATACTGCCATATTATCGAGGCTAAAATATCAACATGGTAATCAAACTCTTCTATTTTCATGATATGGTCACCACTATATTACCCGCAGGAATACTAGCAATTTCCCATTTACTAAACGTCATCTCGGTAGTTTGGAATCCTGAACTTGGCGATAGGGATATCTGGCATAAATTAACAAAAACCCCAGGATACACTGCCGTTACTGCACCGGATAGCTCGAAAGGAGACACAGTATCCCCAACACCTACGCCCTCAATATTGTTTATATTTCCTGCCATATAATCGGTTATGGCGGTTTTTATTGCTGTGATTGGATCTTGAAGCGGAATAATCACCGTTACGGTTATTTGAACATAAATTGGGATGACAGTGGGTCTATCAAATAATACCGTTAAACTCTGGCCGCTGAAAGGAACAACAATTGTTTCGCTTTGATGGACTCCTGGACCGTTGTTATACCCAGCTCCCGCGCTTTTGGTTGAGGTCATGGATTTCGCTATTGCATTATTGTCGCCACCATTAATACATAGATAAAGGGAGTGCGATACCATTGTTACACCCTCTATCACCTGCGTTGTACTCGCTATGTTTTCAAGGAATGTTAAGCTAGTGACCCCCTCAAGTGCGAATAAAGCGGAGGTCATTGCCTGTGCTAACGATATCCCTTGCAACGCCAGAGTATTTAATCGTTGAGTTCGTGCTGCAATATCTGATTGTGTTTCCTCACCCAATACCGGAGCGGATGAACCGGAGAGGGTTTCCCATCCTAAAACGTCACTTACAATAACAGTCAGCGTTCCAGTAGCGCAGGGGATGGGCCCTGTTTCTACGGACTCAAAAATAACACCTGCCAACGAACCCCCGACAGGAATAGTCACACTGGCGATGGTTTGAAACTGGTTAGCGTCCCCCGATCCCGTTTCGGAGGCTAGAGAACCTGCGGGGATAATCGTACCCTCTACGCCTGCTACGGTTGCTGTCACCCGTGTGGATGTTGCAGGATTTCTAAACGACCCGGTCAGGGCTAAAATCGCGTCGAGAAAAATACCTCCTGCAACGTTCGGATTTATTTGATTCGCCAGCTCTGCGTTATTTGATGCAACCGCAATTCGAGCTTGTGTTTCGCTGGCGATTAATAGTCCTTGAGGAGTATTGGGAGTTACAACGAGGTCTTGCCCAAAGGTGGCCTTATACTCGTCTTGGACTCCGGTTAAAATTTCTCCAGCATCCGGGACAACCACACCCTGCTCTGTTATGTAATTATATATTGCCACTAATGCCTCCAGTACCTTCCGTTGTGCGGATAATTGCCGTATAGAGCAAAGTATTATTCTCTTGAGAGGTTATCAAAGATACGACCTCAACCACTCCTTCTACGTTTAAAAACGCTTGTCGAAGCGAGCCTGAGAACTGTTCGATGTTAGGAACGCCCACCCATACCGTCTCAAAATAGGGTATCCCTTGGTTTACATCAAAAATCAACTCTCCTAATCGGGTCTTGGCTGCCTCTGCACAGTTTTCAAGGATTGCTTGAAGTCCTATGCTAAAAGAGATATTACCCTCTGAGTTTAAATATATATCATTAGGAGCTACGCCTGAAATATTATCGTTCACATTTGCTGATATAGTCTGTACCATTTTAAACCCCTGGCGTTATCGTTCCGGTCGCGGTTATGTTTCCGGTCACCGCTAATACAGGCGCGGTAATATTAACTGCGGTGGTCGCCTGAATATCAATAGAGTTAGCTCCTAACGCAATCGAAATAGTGCCATCTACGTTTTGAAGCACTACACTATCCGCATCCGCTCCTGATATCGTGTCCAGTCCGTTCATAACATCTGGGAAAAATACACCATCAGAAAAACTTTTAAGGCGAGCGGTGTTAGGTTGTGCTTGAGCGTAGCTTTGTAAAAATAAACTGATGTCTCTATCGTTTGCGATAACCCATCCCTGATCACCTTCTTTCAAAGGGAAACTTAAACGAAACCCACCGCCTCCAAAAACAAAAACAGGAATGCTAGAGAGCTGTGGTCTTGGGATTTGAGTACCGTCTGTGGCTACGATATTAATTAATAGTTGTACTTGAGTTCTATTCGTATCGCGGTCATACGCCATGACCTGCGCTGGGAGCATGCCGTTCACACCCTGCATTAATTTTTTAAACGCAAAGGTTACTGCTCCGACTAACGTACCGTTGTCTGCAGGGTCTAGCGAAGGATTAGAATTGCTCATCGTCTTCTCGCTGCCTCCGCTATATAATAAAAGGGGGTATCTCGGCTGGCTATTTCAAACCCTAGTTTATAAATAACGTAAGTACCGTTTGCTGCAGGATACTCAACGCTTTTTATTTCCAGCGACCCACCTAGTTTTGTTTGATTATCTAATAACATTTTGACCTTAATACCCTGCTCTGTAAACACGGGGATTCCAATCATTCCTGTTTCTGCGCTTAATATTCTTAAGCTATTATTGATCGGAACGTTTGCATCTTTTACAACAAGAGTATTGTCGTCAATGAAAACATTAAGACCACCAAGGTTTCCAACAACGTCCACCTGTTTTAACGCGCCACCACCAAACGAATAGTTACTTATGTTTCTATCGGAGGCTTCAAAATTTAAAATAGTATCGGTATCTTGGGAAACCTGAGAGCATATTTGTTTTAAAGTCACACTCCCCGATTGATTCCTCGAGATGACATTACCTTTTAAAAAATTACCTGTGAGACATGATAATGTGATCCCAATATCCGGTGGTTGTGTTATGGCGGACTTAACTATATTTCCTCGATAAATAACCGCAGTGCCGTATGATTCTCGCCCTGCTTCTACGATAACCGTCTTGGGGGTCCTATTAAGCGTGTAGGGCGAGGTTTCCGTTAAAATATAATCCTGCGTTGATCTGTCAAGGTTACTTATGGTTACCTCACATTCATTTTGTAATGAATTCGCATATTTTGTACCGTTGGCAACAAGGTTTAGTGGTGATGAGTAAGTTTTCATTACCCCGTTCACCTCAATGCTTATTTTTACTATTCTTGGGTCAAGAGCTTGGGATGGCACGAAACGCCTCCAGTTCTTCTGTAGACGCGTAAATAAGGAATTGGTCTATGCCAAAACGCGTCCAGTCTGGATACTCGTCATTGTCTGTAATTATCGTTAGATTGCCGTTTTCTAAATATGGATAGGCAATCAAAGGATACCCTCCGGTGGCTCGTACTCCGGTGACAATGACTTCATTATTGATGGCGATATCAACCGCCATGATAAAGCCGCATGCATGTATTTTAATATCAAAATTATTCTGATCTAACTGAATAGATAAGGATTGGTTGGGGATTGCAGAAATAGGAATCTGGATCATTGTTTCCCCTCGAATATTCGTTGAGCGGCGGTAAAATGAGTCGCGCTAGGTGTTGACCCCTGCTGCGTACCTTTACGGACGGTCGTTGAGTTTTTAGCATCTTTAGGAACGACACCGTATTGAGCCGTTACAAACTGCACCTCTTTTAATCCTAACGCTAAAACTAAAATATCATACTGGTCTGGGTCTTCCTCATGAGGCATAGAGGTTATTAACTGGTTTGTATAAATACCTGAACGGGTTTGAACCACCAACAATGTGCTATTTAAATAATACTGCCTGATAACTTTATAAACGTCCTGATAGGAGTCGGGCAAAAGTATCATCGAGAGCTGAATATCAACGGGTAAAATAATTCGGTGATCGGTTATGATAGTCCCCGTTTCAACCGGATGCTCCATTACCTTCGCCTCTTCTTTTACTACCGCTTTAATCGCTCGGGCGTTTTTAAATACCTGTTGGAAATCTTGCGTAAATACCGCAACGGAGTCGACAGCAAACGAGGGTATTAAGGTGCTTAGGATATTGAGTACGTTCGCCATTATCTCGCCACTCCATCATCTACGTGTGAGTTTAGCTGCGAGAGCTGGTCGTTTAGTCCACGTCCGATTCCTGCGGCTATTCCGTTCGCATCGGTTGCTTGCGTATTGACTGAAATAGGGCCGTTAACATTTACGGTATTTGTTTTCGCTGTTGGGTTACTGAACGTACTGCTATTAAACGACCGTATACTGGATTTTCCAGCTTCCTTTAGTTGATTTTGTCCTTCGTTAATATTCACAGTCAGTTCTTTGTTATGTCCGAATATCCCCGTAATCCTAGCCCATACCTTATTTAAAAGGTTCTGCAGGGTTTCTAGGGGATGAAAAAGAGCATTGATGTACGCGCTAATCCCACTGAATACCGCTTTTAATACTTCGCCAGCTCGAGGCCATTTCTTTAACAGATCGCCAATCAAGGACTCGTTACCTTGCATAAAGGCTTTTATATCCTCGAAGGCGATGGCAAAAATTGCAATCAACGCGGCAATTCCTGCCGTTGTGGCAATGACGACAGCGTTAGCTGCAATAAAGGGAGCTGCCAGGAGAGCCGCACCTGCAGCTATCGCAATAAGCCCTCCGATCACTAAATCTTTATGTTCTAAAAAATATTTTATAAAAGCAGTAAAATAAGGGATTGCCGGAGAGATTAGCTCCATAAAGAACGAACGAGAGGCAACACCTGCGTCGTGTAGGGCTTCATTAAATTTTTTGATGTGTTCTGCGTCTTGTTTATTAACAACGCCTAGAGCCTTCTGTTGGGCTATTATACCCTCAACCTCCCGACGACCTTTCTGCAGCAATAGGATGGTATTTTCATCAAGCCCGAGAGTTTTTCCATATTGCAAGGCACGAACCTGACTCAGTTTAGAGAAGGAGTCGGCAAATTTTGGCAGTGCTTTTAAAGCCACATCGCCCGTTGTACCTAGTTTTTCTGCAAGCCCCTTTAGCGAGCCTTGAAATCCTGCGGCACTCCCTCCCGAGCGTTCGACAGCGTTCCCCCAAGCGTCAAGGTCTGAAATATTAACCTGTAACTCTCGGGAAACTTTGCCAAGCTCTGCGGTATAGTGCGTCGCCTCTCGTATTCCGGCAATTATAGCGGTGGTTGAAACCACGGCACTAATAACCCCTGCGAAAGACTTAGCCATTGTTAAAAACGATTGCCCGACTTTTCGGCTAGTATCATCCACACCCTTCAAACTTTCTTGGAGGTGCTTCGTGGATTTTTCTGCCTCGTCTGCGCCCTTCTTAACCTCGGAGGCATCGGATTTAAATAATATATAAAAAGTTTCTAGTATGCTCATCGGTCTGCCTTCCTAGCGTGTTCAATAGCCAAAAACTCGTTATAATTATTAACGGCTATCACTTCCCATAAGTCAAACGCGTCTTCTAGGGTATAATCTTCTTTGAGTTCTTTGAGCGTTGCTTTGCCGCTTGCGACAATAGCTCCGATAAATCCGTCCACATTTTTATAATCAACGGTGGGAGAGTCTGTTTTAAATCTTCGAAGAAAGTCGAGATTCTCCCTTCTCGAAAAAAACTGCAATTATACGCCATAATTTCGCCCTCCACCTTGAGACACGTTTCCCACGAACCAACATGATTGTCTATTAGCGCAGGAGTTGAAAGGACGATGCCGTTTATACTGACGAAGTTCATCATCTTAAACATCATCTCTTCATTGACTGCGTAATCTCCAACCTTGGGAACTGCAGAGCCGAGATACTTGGCGACAATCTCGCGCCCCGCTACTGCGGGGAACTTGGAAATCGTGAAGGTTTTACCATCAACCAATACTTCTTTAGGTTCTAAAAACATTAACCACCCACCCTGTTCTCGAACGTGAATTGATAACCGTTAGTTTTCTTTCTACCGCTACTGGCAACTGCGATGAAGGGCATGCCGTCGGTGATGATTCCGTTTACCAACTGAATAAAAGAACCGTCTGGTTCTGGGTATTGGATATTCATTGTAATCGTATCCCTTGCACCGACTTTGCCCTTACCCACTCGGTTTGCATCTAAAAGGATGGACAGGTTTGTATCATCCACACCGCCAGGGATAACATTAATCGTTACCTTGATCGGGTTCGCCTTAGACCACGCAATTAAATCACCGTTCAATCCCATCGCGGAGTCCCCTATTTGAAGCGAGGGAACATCCAACGGGTCGTTATCATCTGCGAATTCTGTGATCCCGAATCCAATCGGGAACGTATTAGAAGCGATAACGTTAATCGATAAACCGTAACCTGATATATTTTGCATTTTATGCCCCTAAATTAAATAAGAATGTCCCTACCCTCAACCTTCCGAATAACATCATCCTTACTATAAATCAGGGCGTATTCAGCGGTATAAATTACGGGTGTTCCTGTATCCGGTACGATTTCGCAATCTATCCAATAACCTATCGATTGAACCTGATGCCATGCATCCGAGTCGCCTGTAGCCTGTGAAATAAATAGCTTCTGGCTGTCAGTCAACGCTTTATTAACGGATATAGTTCCGTTGTTTAACGCCAGGTTAATGACGGTTTGCAAGGTTGTTAAGATCTGACTTCTACCTTGCTGATTCGCTGCGATTTGATTGAGAGCTAAAAATAAGGTCATTATCGCAACGGTAGCAGCGTCCTTGAGCCATATCTCGTTTACATATGTATTCATATCAAGGGGGTCCGCTGATGTACCGCAAAGAGTGCCTCGTTGATAGAAGCTCAGTATCTGACCCGCTGTTTGAGTGCTTCCATAATAATTTACAGAGGCCGCGTCATAAACGTCAGCTAGGGCATCGGTCGTTACGCTTGGGGTTATTCCTGTAAAGTTAGTCTGGTACATGTAATTTTGTACAGAGTTAACCGCTAGATAATCAGTAGCTGCCTCGATCATCATCGGTATTTGTTCTGGGTACTCTGTGGTTATTGGAGACAGGGTTAATCCTACTCCCGGGAATGCACCAAGTCCTGTCGTATCGTTTGACCACGCGGCATAGGTTGCAGCGGTCACAGGGACGCAGAATAAATACATGTTATTTTGCAGCTGATTCCAAGTAGCCGCTTCGATTGCCTCGGCTAGAGTAATCGACAGCGCGTTTAGGAACAGGAAACTACCAAAATTATTTGATACGGTTGCAGTGCCTTCTAGTAACTCGGTAATGGTTTGAGCCTGAACACCATCAGACCATACCGCGCCAGGAGTATAAACACCGCCAGTAAAGGTCGCTCCTGGGAACCATCCAAGCAATCCTGTTCCTGCAATATTCGTGCCAACGACCCCCTCTGTTACGGATACCGCAGATGCCACCGTATTGTTGCCACCTACAAAATCAAAGCTGCCTGTGGTTGCGTTATAGGTAACGGTTGCTGCCGTCCACTGTGTGCCTGTTCCTGTACGAATTGCCACTTGAATTATAGCTGCGACCGCTGCCAAAGTTCCTGCTGCCCCGAAATTTAAAGCCGTGAACGTATTAGTCACACCGCCTAAAGTCAGGGAAAACGAACCGTCGGTAATACCTGTCCAGTTTGCTAGTAACGTGCCATTACCAGGTACAGAGAAAATTTGAGGTGCGCTGTCGGCATCTACCCAACGAGCGAACTGTATCGCGTCGGCTTGGGTGACGTTTTTACTTATCCAAGAAAAATAAAAACTGGCTCTTAAAGCCTCCTCGGAGGTACTTCCAAAATATGAGCTCACCTGTGCTGCGGATGTAAACTGTACAAACGCGTTAGAGGGTAAAAGAGGATTAGCTGTAAACAAACGGGCGATTAAATCACGAACCGCAATGTTTGAACTCCCACCCACTCCCGATGTTATATCCACATACCTTTTAATGTTAATTGCCATTTTATTTAGACTCCATGAATGTTTTGCAGTATTGGTGGCGTTATAATGGGACTGACAGATTCCCTCGTATTTACATAAGTTAACACGAAATCAAAAGAGGGGGAGGCTTCAAAATTGTCGCGGTCGTCTACAAAGTAGGGGTTGACAACGTCCGTGATTCTTAAAATTCCAACTCCTGCTGCTCCCAGTATATCCCTAGTATTATCACTTTGCATTATGCTTGCGACCTCATTTACTAAATCGGATGCCGTTGGTAGTGATAAATTTTTAGGGTTCTGTGTAACTAGGGCTGCGACCTGAAAACTAGTCTCGAAATTTTGTTTTTCGGTATGATCCATTTTCGACGTGGGGGTACTCCACGTATCTTTTCGACCTAAGAACCCGTAGCGTTTATTGGCTACTTTGAAAAAATAAACCGTAGGGCCTGTATTTGCTCCCTGCTGTGTTGGCTGGTTCGATTGTTTCACCGCTACGTTATTAAACCCGTCGGTTACCAGTCCGGCTATAATGATAGGTCGAAATAGCATTATTAATTCGTTGTCGGTCATCATTGACCTCCTTCATTAATAAAATTACCGTGTGTAAAATTAAGGTACGAATTAACGCTAGGATTTTCATTGAACCCCCAGATGGCTTTTGCTCCCTGATCGTAACCTATATGGACGCATAAAACTCCCACCCAACCGTCAACAGGGAACCAGTCGTTATTAGACTCGCATTGATACCTCTCGCCATTAAACGCGATCTGGTCGCCTGAAACGTCACGGGTTACGTCCAGAATATTTTTAGATGCATAAAAAGTGTAATAGGACTTTTGTAAATCAAGGCCATAAATTTCGTACATTTTACGAGGTACTGCCTGAAAACTACCGCCTAGTGTTTGTCCTGGTGCATAAACGGTTATGTCCTGCCCCACCGCGTTCGGAGCGCGTGATAGCATTTCATAGTACTGTACAAATTGCTTTGCAATAAGTGTGAACGCCATGTTTAGTAGGTTTGAGCCTGGCACCATAACCATATTATGCGTCCTCAATAATCGAAATTAAGGTGGCGAACATTAACCCTGTGTCTATTAGGGGCTTAGTCAATGCGCCCACATGTTTTTTATCTTTTCGTTTCGCCAATCGTGCGGCTATCGTTGCAGGGCTTAACGGAGGCTCTTGGATGAGCGATATTGTTTTTTGAATATCTGCTACGGCTGCACGTCCGATTAGCTCCATAACGTCTGCTGCGGTGGCCTTATTTGCCAACACGGCCTTAGACCCTCGCATGGCTATATTCGCCCACTCTTTTTGTTTAGAGGCAACGGTGGGTCTTAAAAACGGTCTGGCAGGAATATGTTTTGATGGATTGCCGTATTCATTCTGTGCAGCTATTAAAGCCACAGGTGTTCCGTCCTCATATTTGGAGTTTTCAAACCACCCCACCTTCCCAATTTTCCCGTCAAGATGTTTTAGGGCTATCTCGAGAGCTTTACCTTCTGGGGATACGACACGGTTTACTTTAACCATGGATATGCCCCTATACTAAAACCAAGTCTAGGTGCAGAGCCTCCATAATAACCACCGCCAACAGTATTAGCACTGAGCAACGCGAGCAACATTTGACCGTAGGGGCTAGTCATTAACCACCAATCAAAATCATTTTTTAAGGGAGGTGGCGTTAACCCTACAGCTACTTTATCAATCGTCGCGTTTTGCATAATGCCAGGAACTTGTCCCTGCGCTATCAGGGCGGCCAGATACATAAGATGCGCAGTCATAAGATCAATCGCATACCGTCGCTGTTCGCCCTGTACGTTTCCGCAGTTACTTACATTACTGATGTAATTTATTGCTGAGTTCCAGTACGCCTGAATAGTTACTTCCGGATACACCAGAGGATTAGCGAAGGCGGCAAACTGAGGGTTTGCTACAAATTCCGCATAATCAAACGTCAGCAATACTTGGGTCATTCTTTTTTACCCTTCTTTTTATAGACAGGAGCTTCAGGACTATCGTTATCCCCTTTTTCAAAATCGGCAGGAGTTAACGGTGCGCTCGCATCTTTAGGATTCATGTCTTCCGCAACAACCGCAGGAGAGCGTTCTTTTCTATCAACGACAATAAACCCTGCTTTCTTTTGCTTTTGAAAAGAATGGTTCTGCTCCAAAATTTCTAAATCCGCATCCGAGACCTGAGTAACCACGCCTTTAGGAGTATCAATCCCTAAATGGTTTTTAACACCATGACCGCCTTTAATTAAGATCCGTTTTTTAATAACAGATAATGCTCTAGCGTCATTTTTAGGTGCGTAAACGGCAAACTCGTTATCGCATGTTAGTGTTGAGTAAACATAGTTCATACAAACCTCCAAAACGTGCGAGAGCGTAAAATACACACCCTCGCTCGGTAAATATTAAATCCCTGAGAAACGAACAACCGCATAAGGACGTTTACACATAATACCCGCAGTCGCGTTAGAGAAATCTTCCTCATACGCTTTAGCAAGCTGTTGAACGCCCAATACTTGGAATTTCGCAGGAACTGGCTGGATGAATGTTAAACCACCATCGGTAGACATGTCCTGTACTTTATCTGCATAGAGATAAAATACGTTGTCGCCACCGTTAGCAACGTTTAGCTGAGGCGCAGAAACCACACGGCATCGTGGGTATGCGTCTTCTAACCAGGCGCGAACGGAAATACCGAAGTCGGAGGTTGTTGTCAGGTAATCGACCGCGTCTGTAGCAACAGCAAGAGTTAAATCAACTTTTTCAGGGTCGATAGTATCTTGAGATTGAGTACGCAGGGTCACGATAGCAACACGGATATCATTACAAATTTCTAAGAACGATTTGTCCGCCCATTCTGTGGATGTAGCAGCCGCGTTCAACGCAACTGGAACATACGCACCGAGACCTGGATCATTCAAGAAACCGTAAGTGTTGTTATTACCCGCATTAAATCCGGTGAAACCAACAGTATTACGGATAATTTCAAGAGCCAGAGCTGCAGCTTCCCGTTTCATACCGGAGTCGTCTACGCGTAAACGTGCAGCTCGAGCGGCTTCCAATATGCCAACCTTCATGCCTTCTTCAAAACGAACAACCGTTCTGTAGTTGAAGTTAGTGTTCCATGAGCTTAAAGGCACGTTGGTGTAATCCCCGTAAGGCTGAGATGTACCTACGCGCTCCAAGATACCTTGAACGACTTGTTCGTCTTCCCAAGAACCTGTGGTCATAATACCGACTAAATCGTCGATTTTACGAGCTGCGGTAATTACTAATACAAAGCCAGGTAACCAGTTTTGCAAAAATTGCACTGGTGTACCAACAGACCCTGTGGTTACGGAGGGCTGAATAGCGTCCATCGCGTACATAGCGTCCATCGCTGCTTGACCCTTCATCATTTGGTTTACCACATGACGATTTAGGTTAATACCTATCCGTTGCAGCGATTCAAATTCCTTAGCGTTAAAATTCTCTAAAGAACGCACCTCCCTGGCAGGTAGATACGATTTAATTTCAGATGCTCTCATTTTGTCATATCCTTATAGTTAGATTGGTTGTGGAGCGACCAATAGAGGGTCAAGAGTAATTACCGCTAAACCTGCAACGGTTACCGTGAAATAATCTACAAACGCGTTAGCAAACGTTTTACCTACAGGCAACGCTGCTGCAGGGGCGATTGTTTCTAGCGCACCTGTTGTATTGTCATAGATTACGAGGTCGCCAATAGCAGCTGCTGCTGGCAGGGTTACCCAATAACTACCCATAGTCGCGCACTCAACCTGTGTGAAATCAGGCACGTTGAGTGTAGGATTCAATGGAATACCGACAACACCGAATAGGGCTATATTTTTCGGATCGACTAAAATACCCGCGAAACCTAGTGTTCCACCAGAACCTGCCTGACACACGCCTTGAGAGGTGATAGTACAAGCGGATTCACCGATGTTGTTATAGGACGCTAACGCAGAGTTAATTTGATAAGACTGCGCTCTCCACGGACCGTCGGAGTACTGTTCACCAGGAACACCCGCGCCCATTTGTATGAATACAGAAGATTGAAAGGACATAATTATTTACCTCCAGATAAATAAGAGTCGATACAGCTTGAAGGTGCTGATCGAGAATCTTGTGCGTGTGAAACAGAGCTAGGACGCGCTCCGGCTAAATACCCTGCAAGCACAGATTCTTCGTGTCCTGGCTTACATTTAAGACGTAACTTTTTAACGCCATATTGCGCTACTTCAGAAACCGTCTTTTCCGCATGATCGAACGTTCCGATATGTGGGGATAATTTTTTAGCGAGTTCATCGCGTCGGGAAATTTGACGTAAAATAGAACGCATACTTCCGTCCATTCCTTTCATTCCTCCCATTCCTTCCATTCCTTTCATTCCTTCCATGTCGCCATAATCCTTCATTCCTTTATATTTTGGTTTTTCCATGTCGCCATCATCCTTTTTAGTTTCGCCCTCTTCTTCGGACGCATCTTCGTTTAGGCGAGTTTTAGTAACAAGCATGGCAGGATCGGCTTCATCCTCTTCCTCGTTCCATTCCATTTTTTCGAAGAGTTCTTCATCACCCTCTTCGGTAGCTTTTTTAGAAAGCATGGGATTTTCTTCGTCCATTGCTCCTAGTGAGTCAACTTTAGCTGCGAGAGATTTAACAAGTGCGACAACGTCCGCAAGTGTCATATCCTCATCTGCAACTACTTCATCCGGTTTATTTTCCATGTCT